GCAAAAAGAAAATATATAGATAACACACCTGCAGGAATAGTAGTTGATAATTTAAAACTTACTGCAGAAAAAATATTCCAACCAATAAGAGACCATTTTAAAAAACCAATATATGTATCAAGTATGTATAGGTGTGAAAGGTTAAATGGTGTTATAGGTGGCGCACCGCATAGCAAACATATAACAGGTCAAGCTATTGATTTAGACAATGACGGTACAGATGTATCTAATAAAGATATATTTAATTACATAAAAAACAATTTACAATTTGATGTATTAATATGGGAGTTTGGTGATGATAGTCCAAACTGGGTGCATTGTTCATACGTTAAAGGTTTAAACCGTAAATTAATATTTAGAAATGTACTAGAAAATGGCATAGCTAAATTAATAGAATACAAAGAAGTAAAAGAAAAAAAGTATGAGCCAAAACAAAAAAAGGAAGAAGTTCAAAGAAACGAAGTTAGGGAAGTTCCTGCTAGGGAAGTCAGGTCTGTTCCAAAACCTCGCAGAAGTAATTCCAGATAATGGTATTTTAGGCGCTGTAAAGGGGTTAATAATACAAGACGAGGGTTTATCACAACAAGATAAAGAAGTTGCGTTAGAAATGCTTAAAATGGAAGCAGCGGAACTAGAAGCTGTTACTCGTAGGTGGGAAGCAGATGCTATGTCTGACAGCTGGCTCAGTAAAAATGTAAGACCAATAACATTAATATTTTTTACATTAGTATATACAGGGGGGTTTTTTTTAAATTATGAACTTGATAATATAAACCAAGTACTTTTGTTACTTATTGGTGCGTACTTTGGTGGTCGTAGTTTTGAAAAATCTAGAAAATTATAGTATTATATAAGTATATTATATTTATATTATAATTATATTATATAAGTAGGTATTATATAAGTATGAGGTCTAAAATAATAAAAAAACTTGATAGAGTCTTTAGCGAGTACGTAAGATTAAAACACGCAGATCACGCTGGTAATTGTAAATGTATAACTTGTGAGAAGTCATTTTATTATAAGGATATTGATGCTGGTCATTTTGTTAGTCGTAGGCATATTATTGTTCGCTTCGATGAATTAAACGTATTTCCTCAATGTAAATATTGTAACAGATTTTTAAACGGATTGCAATATGAATATGGTAAAGCCTTAGACGCTAGGTTTGGCGAGGGTACAGCAGATAGTTTAGTAGCTAAAAGTAGATCTACAGAAAAAATAGATACGAAAAAACTTGAAGAAATGTTTGGTAGTTATAAAAAAAAATTAATAACTTTACGTAAACAAACATAAAACAAAATGAATATAGAAAATTTAATTAATAACACAAAGCCAGTCGCTGACAGTTTTGTAAACGACCAACTTAAATGGCGTAGAGAACGTATAGAAACGTTAACAAAAGAGTTAGGTAAAGCAAAAGAACTAGCTGATAGTTATAAACAGCTATACTATAACGAGCTTGGTATTGTAAAACAATTTTTACCTTTAATTGAAAAGCTAGAAGAACTTGGATTACTAGGTGAAAATGATATAAAGATATCAGATACATTAGAAAAACATTTACAATCACACAAATATTATAATAAAATCCAAAAATAATGGCAGAAACAGTAATTATTACAGACAAAGCACCTTACGAATCAAAAATAAAAGCAATTACACAAGGTAAGGACTGGGAAGGTTCAGATAAAGTAACTAGAACAGAATATAAAGTGGCATTTGCTAATGGGCATACACCAGTGTTTAATATAAAAGAAACACCGCAAAATAAGCACAGAAACTTTCCATTTAAAACAGGCGATACCGTTGCGTACAAATTAACGGAAAAAGAATTATATAATAAAATTAGACAATACGGACAATTAGATATGACAAAAACTGTACAACTACAAAACAAGACAGCGCCACCTGCACAACAAAAAGAAGTGCCTATGGCAAAAGAAGATAGTATAGCGCTAGCAGTAGCAGCTAAACTGGCTGAAACTACTTACAACAGTGAGGGTTGGCAAAAGACACTTACTATAAAAGCTAAAAAAGCTGACGAGGGTTCAACCTTAGCGGGAACAACCGCAAAGCTACAAGCACAAGCGCAAACTAAAATGCTATCGTCAATAGGGCAACTAACTATGGCTTACTATAAATTACTAACTAAACAACCTCAATCATAATGGAAGATAGAATAAAAGTATTACTTAAACAATTACGTACAATTTTAGATACAAAAGAACTTGATAGGCTAGATTTACCAGCAGGTGCAAGGGGAAGTATAAACCCTGACTTTGTTAACGGTTTATTTGCAAACCCACCAGCTTCAAAATACCATAAAGCAAAAATAGATATAGATATAGTTGGTTTATTGGTTTATTTATGCCACGAAAAAGTGCAAGACCATTTAATTGAAAATGTAGGTAAACTACGTATGACTGTTAAACAAGCAAAGCCTAAACCAAACGCACCTGAAAGATGGTATGGTGCATTGGATAGCAACGATTGGAAGAAAAAAACTGAGCTCACTAGCAAGGAACATAGCCCTGATAGAGCTGTAACCCCTAATGCTAGTGATGATGACCTCCCATTCTAGAAACCTTGTTACATATAAATCACAAGTAGATAAGCTAAACGCTATAAGGCGTGGCGAAATAAAAGAAGGGTTGAGTTTAGGTATAGATGCCATTGATGAGTATTGGCGTTTTAAATTCAACTCTTTTAATATTGTACTCGGTCACGCAAGCACAGGTAAAACAACTACGCTATTATATTTGTTATTGTTATATGCAATTAAATATGATTTAAAATTTTTAATATTTAGTGCAGAAAACGAAGCAAGTAGTATAAGTAAAAAAATTGTAGAGTTTCTCACAGGTTTACCATTTCATAAAATAGATGATAAAACTTGGCTAGAAAAATTAAAGTGGGTAGATAAACATTTTAAATATATAGATATTGATGAAGTTTATACTGCAACAGAATTACTACAAGAAGCAACAACTATTAAAAAAGATTTTGATTACCACGCACTTATGGTAGACCCATATAATAGTTTGTTACGTGATAAAGAAACAATGCGTAGTCACGGTGCGCACGAGTACGATTATGCTGTTATGTCTGATATGCGTTTATTTACACGCAAAAATAAAGTATCAATATATTTAGTTACTCACGCAGTAACAGAAGCGCTAAGGCATAGACACCCAATGAACCACCCTTTTGCAAACTATATAACACCGCCAAGTGCAGGGAGTGCTGAGGGAGGAGGTAAGTTTTTAAACAAGTCAGACAACTTTTTAATATTACATAGATATACAAATCACCCAGAGTTTTGGACGAGCTCGTTTTTAAACGTTATTAAAATAAAAGAGATAGATAGTGGCGGCAGACCAACACCATTAGATTCCCCTATCGTTTTAAAGTCAGTGCCAAACAATGTAGGGTTTAGTTTAGATGGTAAAAATTTGTTACATTTAATTAAAAAGCGTTGATCCTTGAGAAAGCATTTAAGAAACATAAAACTTGGATACGTATTGTTGTGTCATTTGGTTGCAACGAAAGTACTGCCGAAGATATTGTTCAAGAAGCCTATATTAAAATTGATGATATGGTAAAAAAAGGTAAAGACCTATCATATAAAAATGATATAAATTATTGGTATGTATATAAAATACTTAGGCATTTATATTTACATTTAAAAATAAAAGAAAATAAAACAAAAATAGTAAGTATAGATTATTTTACTGAAAATGATATTGGTCAAATGAGGACTATTAAAGATGTTATAAAAGCACCAAGTTATATTGAGTATGATAGGTTTGAACAAGGTTTTGAAGATGTACTAAGCGAACTAACTTGGTACGACAGAAGTATATTTGAAATGATTAGTAGTGGTAAAAAGATATCAGTATTAAGCAGGGAAACAAATATTAATTATGTATCGTTGTGGAATACATATAAAAAAGTAAAAGAGCATATAAAAATTAAAATAGAAAACTATGATTGGTATAGGGGATTTGGTAAAAAAAGTAATTGACGTAATTACATTTGGGCAAGGTAAACGCATAGCAACTTTTGTAGCAAGGTTATTTGGTTATAAAGATTGCGGTTGCGATAAAAGGCAAGAGCAACTAAATAAATATAAAATAAATATTAAAAGATGAGTCAGGAACAAAAGATGACTGAGAATGATTTTAGGCAATGGTCAAAATTCAAAGGAGTAAAAAACAACACAATCACACAAGGCGAACTAAGGTTAATAGAGCATCTACACTCTAAATATTTTAACCACCCATTAGAAACTTTGTGTACGTGCAGGGGTGAAAAGATGAAAGGTAAAATACAACAGTTCGTAGATGATATAAATATCGTTTACGAAAATGGATATAAATAGTGTACACGCTTGGGAAAATACAGTAGTTGAAATATTGAACTATGATGGTTGGCAGCTTGAATGGTGCGGTGGAAAGTTTCAATACTATGATGCAAAAGGTTTAACACCTAAAAATAAAAAGTGTGTTGTAGAAATAAAGTTTAGGCATAAATATTATAAAACAAAAATGCTAGAAAAAAAGAAATATGATAATTTAATGAACTTAGAACAAGATGTACATAAGTTGTATTTAGTGTTTGACCCAAAGGGTATGTATATATTTTGGCTTAATGGTATTGACTTACCAGTATTAGAACAAAAAAATTGCCCTGATACAACACTATGGACTAAAAATAAAAAAGAAAAAGATGTATATTTATTAGAAGAATCACAAGCAAGTTATATAAACAATGAGTCAGGATTTTACAAAAAGTTATAAAAAATTAGACGCACTTAAACAACTAGAGTGTGATACAAACATATTATATATATTAGAAGTATTAAATAAATGGAATAAAGCAAAAGATAATCAACAGTTAAAAAAAGTAATAGATGCTTTTTTAGAGATACAGTTTTATTTAATAGAACTTAAACGTGATAAAGATTTAGCATTGAAAGCTATTTTGAAATATAAGCTAGACAGGGATACAGCAATAGATGAATATCAAAAATTAAAACAAAGGTTAAATGAAGATAGAAATTTTACCGGAAATAGTAGGGGAACTAAATGACACAGTAGCGCAAGGGTTGTATGAAACTATTGAGGTTTTATATAATGAGTTTGGTACTGTGCCAGAACACAACAGTAAAATAAAAGTAGATTTATTTGACTTTGTATTTGAATATACATTATTTGATAAACTATACGAATTTAATTCAACAACACAAACACTAAACATAATTTTATTATTTAAACAAACTGGCTATTATGAAAATTAAATTACTAGATGGAAAGCTGTATGATCAAAAAGATTTGTTGTCTAAAATGTTAGACGATGACTTTTATTATGGCTTTATGCACAAATGGGCGTTTAGCTCATCAAGTATTAAATTACTCTTGGAATCACCAAAGACATACCATAATGTAATGACTTATGCTAAAAACGATAAAAGCAGTCAAGCATTACGTGACGGTTACTTAGTACACTTATTAGTATTAACGCCTGAGTATTTTGACAAACAAATATTTATAGATGTACAAAGTAAAAACACAAACAAGTTTAAACTAGCACAACAAGAACACGATGGCGACGTATATACAATAAAAGAAAAAAATGATGCTGAACGTTTAGCCGACGCAGTGTTTCGTAACGAGCCTGCAATGCAATTAATAAAAGGTGCAAAGGTAGAGTTTCCTGGAGTAGGTTATGTACAAGGTAAACCTTTCCGTGCTAAAGCAGATGTATTACTTAACGATTGCGTAATTGATTTAAAAACTACAAGCGATATTAAAAAATTTAATAAAGCAGCTTACTGGTATCATTATGACGTACAGGCTTATTTATATACAGAAATATTTGGCATAGATAATTTTAAATTTATTGTTATAGATAAAAAGAGTTGCGATATAGGTGTAAGCAGCCAACCAGTTAGCAGGGAATTTATAGACAGCGGTAGAGATAAAGTTAGGTATGCTATGAAAGTTTACAAAGATTATTTTGAAACAGGCGCAGTAGATTTAGATAGTTACTTTATAGATATTGTATTATGAAACTATTTGAATATGAGTTTGAACAAAACACAGAACCAGTAGACAACACAGAAATTACTGGTACACTGTTATACTATACAAAAGAAAACCGTAAAGAGTTTAAACGTTTATGTAAAACAGGTATGGAACAAACATATACTAAAGAACAGTTACAAGAAGCAAATATATCTGATTTTATATTACAACTATTAATACAGCATTATGGAAGTCAAGAAGTTTAAAAGGGTATTAACAGAACAGCAAGGACACGACCTATTAAAAAAACATATAGGCGAAGAATATATACAAACATTAATAACTAGCGATACAGATGGTTACGATATGTATGGCAACTTATTATTTAAGTTTCGTAAAAATGTTATCCCTATGGAAACATTAAAAAAAGGTGTAGATAATTTTAAACATAGTATAGAGTGGACAGAAAGCAGGGGTGCGGCAAGTGGGTTTAGTGGTAAACGCATAAGGAAAGATGGCTCAGTTTCTAACATAACAGTAGGTAAGCACGTTGAGTCAGGAGCTGTTGGGTATATGGATAAAAGCGCAATGATAAAGTATTGCCGCAAAACTGCGTTCACTAGAAGTTACTTTGATAAATACAAAGGTGGGTTACCGTTTGTGCAATTTGTAGACAAACAATACAAGGAACTTTGCCCTACATACTATAAACGACAAAAGAATATAGCAGAAGCTACTAACCAAAACTATGTAATAGGCAACACAAGTTTTACAACAGTAACAGTAAACAAAAACTTTCGTACAGCAGTACACAAAGACGCAGGCGATTTTACAGAGGGGTTTGGTAATTTAGTTGTATATCGCGAAGGCGATTGGGGTGGTGGTTACTTTATACTCCCAGAATATGGCGTAGGTATTGATTTACAAAATACAGATATATTATTTGTTGATGTACACAAGTACCACTGTAATACTAATTTTGTTAATTTTGATGAAAGCAGTTTAAGGATCAGTTTTGTATTATATTATAGAGAATATATGTATAAGTGCAAAGCACCTAAAGACGAGTTAAAACGAGTTAAAATAGAGCAAGGAGGGTATAATAGGCTATAATATGGGAACAATAAATGTATTTATTACAACAAAAGCAAGGTATGATAATTGCAAAACAGCAGATTTATTTGGTAACTATGCATCGTTAAATTTAGTAGTTGAACCGCAAGAATATGATAATTATAAGGCTAATTATCCATATGTTAATATAATGGTATTACCTGAAAATAACAAAGGTTTATCCTATGCAAGAAATTATATAAAAGCACAGACTATAAAAAAAGGCATCAATTACTACTGGTTATTAGATGATGATATAAGTCATTTTTATAAAAGGAATGGTACAAAATTAGTTAGAACTATATGGGCTGACTGCTTAACTGATGCAACTAAATTATTTATTGAAAATAAAATAGCGTGTGGTGCATTAGAATATAGGCAATATGCGTGGTCAGCAAACAAAAGGTTAATAAGAAATAGTTTTTGTGACTCAGCTGTTTATATTAATAATGAATTAACTAAAGGTATTTGGTATAATGAAAATTTAAAACTAAAAATAGATAGAGATTTTTGTATAAAAGTAATTGATTCAGGTGAAAGCACAGCTAGAGATACTATGAACGCATTTTCTGTTCCGCCAAACGGAAGTAATGCAGGTGGTTTAAAAGAAATAGCATATGATGTAAACAACTTAGAATTAAATATGTGTAAAAAAATGGTAGAAATATGGGGTGAAGATATATGTACCCATATAGTAAAACCTGATGGCAGAAACGATTTGAAAATACATTGGAACAATATAAATAGTAAACAAACAAAATTATTTTAATAACTTTACAAAATGGAACAAACACAAATACACAAAATAGCAAAAGACATTAAAGGTATAACAGGCTGTAACTTTTTAGAAAAAAGGCGTGATACTAAATACGTAGAAGCACGGTCGTTCTTTGTACATATACTTAAAAACTATTACAAGTTTAGAAACAAAGATATAATTAATACGTTTAACAACTTAGGCTTTAATATGGATAGTGCTACACTTTGCCATAGCTTGAAAATGTTTGAGGTGTACGAACACCAAAACTTACGTATGCAAAAATGGTTTGAAGATCTATTTGCAACGCCAGATTATAAAACAAGAAGTAAAACAGAAATATATATAAAGCAAAAGCTAAAGTATTTACCAGAGCATATTCTTGTTAAAATGGCAGCACAAATTGAAACTGTAATAAAAGAAGAACAGTTTGACGAAATACAAAATATAGAGTGGGTATGGTAAAAAAGTGTGTTTTTTTTATTATATACTTGAATAATCAAGTTTTTTCAAGTTGGCTAGGAAGATAATTAGTACATACATATTTAAGCCAAAGAAGCGCAGACCAGGAGTTCATAGCAAGAACGCTAGTCGTAGTCAAACAGGTTATAAAAAGAAATATAGAGGTCAAGGTAAAAAAAGATAATATGGCAGAGTGGGGTGGTAAACGTAATAACGCAGGTAGAAAACCAAAGGCAGATGAGTTGCAGCTATTAGAAAAGCTATCGCCTATGGAAGATTTATTCCTACAAGTATTGCACGATGGTTTAAAAAAGGGTGATTACAAATTTGCACAGCTATACGCTAATTATTATTACGGTAAGCCTAGAGAAACACAAGATATAACACTAAACCAAGACACACCATTATTTGAAGTTGTCGTAAAAGATAATGACGCAACAGGTACAAACTAATGTTATATTTAACCACGCATATAGGTTTAGCAGGTCTAACAAAAAAATCTTAATAGAACAAGGCGGATCCCGTAGCGGGAAAACTTTCAATATATTAGTATGGATAATATTTGACTACTGCTTTAACAACACAGGGCATATAGTTACAGTGTGCCGTAAAACATTCCCAAGTTTACGTGCAACAGTTATGCGTGACTTTTTAGATATACTAAAACACTATGAACTGTATAATGAAAAGTACCATAACAAAAGTAATAGCGAATATACGATTAACGGTAACATAATAGAGTTTATATCACTAGACCAACCAGCTAAAATACGTGGTCGTAAAAGAAACCTGTTATTTGTAAACGAAGCTAACGAAATAGATTGGGATAGTTGGCAGCAATTAATATTTAGGACGGAAGGTAAAATTCTGATTGACTACAATCCGTCAGAAGCCAATCACTGGATATATGACAAAGTAGAAGTACGTGATGATGCTATATTTTATAAAACTACATATAAGGATAACCCATTTATAGATAAAAACATTATACACGAACTAGAAAGGCTAAAAGAAACTGATGATGAATATTGGCAAGTGTTTGGGTTAGGTGAACGTGCATTATCGCGTACACAAATATTTAAGTTTGCAGTAATAAACAAAATACCTGATACAGCTAAATTTATATCTATCGGCATAGACTTTGGTTACACAAATGATCCAACTGTTGCTGTAGAGGTTTACCAAGATGAACACAGTATATATATAAATGAATTACTATATAGAACTATGATGACAACAGCTGACATACACAGGTTCTTACTAGAAAACAATAAAGGCAATAAGTTATGTTTTGGTGACTCAGCAGAAGTAAGGCTAATAGATGAACTGCGTAGAATGGGTAATAATATAAGACCTAGTGTAAAAGGGCAGAACAGTATAGCAGCAGGTATTGATTTATTAAAACGTTATAAGCTGCACGTAACAGAAACATCTGTAAATGCAATAAGGGAGTTTAGGGATTATAGGTGGAAAAAAGATAAAGCAAATAGGCTTACAAATATTCCTAACGATGGCAGTGACCATATACCTGATGCAGTGCGCTACGCTACATATAGCCTAATGAGCAAACCCAATTACGGGAAGTATGCTATACGTTAATACCTGTATTGCCAACGCAATCAACTAACCAAGCCTTTACGTTATTTTCCTTAGCGTGTTCGTATTCAGGTGTATTAGCCGCAGGACCAAATACATTTAATACATCAACGTTAGGGTTTTTTAATAAAGACGTTAATTCGTTTATATTACATTTTATCATAATATCAAACATAATTAAAAAAAAGTTATTAAAAAAGTTTTATAATTAATATTTATTTATTAACTTAGCAGTATGACAGATTATAAATATAATAACAAACAAAGGTTCTTAGTAATATGGCAATAACAACAGATTACGAAATATTAGGTTACTTTGAAGAATACTTTGTTGATGGTAAATTTGTAGGCAGCAAAAACTGTAACACACAACCAAACAGAAATTTAGGTTGGTCAGGCAGGAAAACTGCATACGCATCAACAGATATCCAGTTAGATAGAAACAAAAAAATAAAGGCAGGCACAAAGTATTATACATACTACCAACAACTATGCGGTAAGCTAAAAGGCACACACGAAGAAAAGGTTAGTAACTTGTATAACTTAAATGCGTGGCGCTTAAAATAGTATGAGGTTAATTAGGTTACAGTACGGTTAGTAATATTCTTTTTTTTCATATTAATTAGTCTACAGGTGGGTTGCGTACTGGCTCACCTTTTTTTATGGATAAATTTTTTATATTTATGTATTATATATTATATGAAACTATCTATAACAGTTCCAACAGGATTAAGTGATGTAACACTTGGGCAATACCAAAAGTTTATAAAGGTGCAAAAGACAAATGAAGATCCAACGTTTATTGCACAAAAGATGATTGAAATATTCTGTAACATAGATTTAAAAGATACGTTTAATATTAAGGTAGCAGACGTTAACGAAATAGTAGGCATACTAAACAAACTATTTGACGACAAACCTAACTTAGTAACTAAGTTTAAATTAGATGGTAAAGAGTATGGGTTTATACCAAAATTAGAAGATGTAACACTAGGCGAGTATGTTGATATAGATAACTACCTAAAAGATTGGGATAATATGCACTTAGCAATGAATGTACTATATAGACCAATAAAAATGCAATACGGTGATAAGTATGATATTGTTGATTACACGGGTAAAGAAAATGCTGATATGAAACAAATGCCATTAGACGTAGCATTTAGTTCCCTGATTTTTTTTTATCATTTAGGGATCGACTTGTCAAGCAATATGATGGATTATTTGGTGGACAGGCAGTGGAACAGCCTTACGGAAGGAAAAACCAATTCAGCGTTAGATGGGGTTGGTATGGATCAATTTACGAACTCGCTCAAGGAGATATTACAAAGTACGAAGATATCACTGAGCAAAGATTAACAACAGCGTTACAAGCGTTGCTGTATATAAAAGAAAAAAACGAAATGCAAGAAGCAGAATTAAAATCAAATGCCAGAAAGTAACACAGCCATAAGGTCATATTATTTAGTAAGCGAAACACTAGAAAGTTCACTACTAAGCAACAATATAACAAAGACAGTAACAATAGGTGATATATCAGATGTTGATTTAGCTAAGCAAACAATATTTCCGTTAGCACACTTTATAGTTAACAATGTAACTACAACAGAACAAACGTTAGTGTATAGTATTACAGTAATGGCAATGGATATTGTTGACACAAGCAAGTCAGAAGAAACTGATAGGTTTAGGGGTAACACAGACCAGCAAGATATATTAAATACACAGTTAGGCGTATTAAATTTATTAGTACAAAAACTAAGGTTTGGTGATTTACATACAACAGGTTACAGGGTTATAAATGACCCAGTGTGTGAGCCGTTTGTAGATAGGTTTGAAAACAATTTAGCAGGCTGGAGTGCAGATATAAATATAGAAGTAAGAAACGACCAATACATATGTTAATATTTTCAGATAGGTTTAATGCAAGGTTAGAAGATTTTTTTAAAGCTGTAAAGAAACAAGCTAAACAAAATTTAAGTAAGGGTACAAAAACGCAAAGGAAGAAGCGACCTATAAATAATACAAAAAGACTATACAATAGTATAAATTATAAACGTTTAGTGGAAACTGGTGATATACTTGCCTATGGTTTATTTATGGAAGATTACGGTGATTACATCGACAGCGGTGTTAAAGGTACAAAAAGCAACTACCGTGTAAATAAAAATACACCGTTTAAATACACCACTAAACCACCACCATCTAATTTAATAGGTAACTGGGCAAAGAATAGAAATATAAGGTTTAGAGATGCAAAGGGTAAATTTAAAAAAGGCAATTATAATGCCATAGGTTATGTAATAGCAAGGTCAATATTTGAAAAAGGTATAAGGGCTAACAACTTTTTTACTATACCATTTGTTAATGAGTTTAAAAAACTACCAAATGAATTACAGGACATTTTCGCAGATGATATGGTAATACTAATGATTGATAGTTTAATAGAAGCAGGTATAATTAAAAGAGGTAACTAATGGCAAATATATTATTAAGAAGTCCATATTATGAATCACACAGTCAGCCATACGTTAGCCCTAACGTTGCAAAAAGTGCTACGTTGACATTATCAGTAGGCGGAACACAAATAAGCGAAATGAGCAAGGATACAACGTTAAGTGGAACAACTAATCAAGAAACAGGTACAGTGGCATTTGAGATAGCTGATTTATGTAGAGACTATCTTGACATTACATTTAACAATACTTATACTAGCCAAGTAATAGCAATTACAGGTACGCTTACATTTAAAAATAAAACAGTAGATGAAATAAACACAGGTGCTACTGCAACAACAGTAGGTAACGCTGTATCAATAACACACACAGGTTTAGATGGTTACTTTGAATTTACAGAAGGGTTAGGTACAGGGCAAAACAGCGCATTAACATTATCAACAACACAGGACACAGTGTTACAAGACAACACTACAATATATGCACCTGATAACACAGCAGGTGTAATACCTTACTATGATGAAAGTGCAAGTACAATAGTATATCAAGCATTTGCCGCAGGTGATACAAGTGAAACTGTTTTAAGTACAACGTTTGATATTGAAAGGGTATGTACAAAGCACGAAGCATATAAAGTAACATTTGTAAATAAATATGGTGCGTTGCAAGATTTATATTTTACAGGTAAAACAACAGAAAATATTAACGTAGAAAAAACTACATTTAAGCGTAGCATTATAGATAGTAATTCTAGGTACAGTAACCAAAAGCATAGCATAAAACAATTTAACGCATTAGCAAATGAAACATTAATACTTAATTCACCGCAAATGAGTTACGACAATGTTAACGAAGCATTTAAACAGTTATTAGTAAGTGAGCAAGTATGGATATATAAAGATAGTCAAACAACACCAATAAACATAACTAATACAGCAACTAGAATTAAAACAGGTGTTAATGATAAAACAATACAATATACACTAACAGCTGAATATGCGTTTGATATGATTAGCAATATTAGGTAATGAACAATATAGAGTTATATATAAAACTGCCTAGTGATTTAAATTATACTAGGCTTGATTTGTTTAAAGATGAAACAATATCATTAACACAAGTTATACAAGATGTAAAAGATCCAGGAAAAGTATTTACAGATTTTAGTAAAACATTTAGTTTACCAGCTAGCAAAACAAATAACAAGTTTTTCAAGCATTACGAAATATTTACACAAAGCCAAACGTATAGTTTTGATGGTCGTAAAAAAGCAGATGCTAAAATAGAATTAAACAGCGCACCGTTTCAAAAAGGTAAAATTAGGTTAGAGGGTGTTGATTTAAAAAACGGTAGACCTGATACATACAGGATAACATTTTTTGGTGAACAAAACCTAAAGGATATATTAGGTGATTTAAAATTACAAGACCTTGACTGGCTAACTAATTTTGACACGACATACACATCAGCAAATATTATAACAGGGCTAGGCAGCGGTGGTACAGGAACGGTTACAGTTGACAGCGTATCTTATCCTGCGCCACTGGTCACCGCCTTGATAGGTAATTCAATGCGTGCATTTTATTCATCATCAACTACACCTGCATACTGGGATAATACAAAACAAGAAATAAATAAATCAGGTGGTAATTTAAACCCTAGTCAAGGAACTGATTACTCTGGTTATTATTGGAAAGATTTAACATTTAGCGTTAGGTTATATGTTTTAATAAAAGCAATTGAAAAGTCTGATATTACAAAAGATATTAATGGAAACCAACAAATATATTTTAGTGATGACTTTTTTAATTTAACTAACACAGGGTTTTATAATTTGTATATGTTATGCCAGCGTAACGCAGGTAAAATATTAGAAGGACTAGGTGATTCTTATACACCAAACCAACAAGCAAACAGGGGGTATATAGAAGGCAATTTAGCAGCTGACCACGAATTAAATTTACAATTAACAAATTCCACTATAAGACCATATGGTTTAACAACAGGGCAACAGTTTCAATTTACATTAACAGTAAACTTTAGCAATACAACAGACACTATATATGTAGACTTAATTGAAGTTACAAACAATAGGTTAGAAACTACATTTACTTATACAACAAGTCAATCAGGTGGTACAAGGAGTTATCAAATAGGTAATGGTACATATGAATTAAAATTTAGAAGTAGTGCAACACAAACAGTTACAAGTTTTAGTATAAACCTTATAGACACATTTGATACAAACAGTACAACAAGTATAGCAACAGGTGATGTTGATGGTCCGTTTGATATTCCTAGCGGTGGGTTTGCTTTACGTAGTAATATACCAGACATAAAGATAGTAGATTTTTTATCAGGCTTGTTTAAAATGTTTAACCTAACAGCAACAGCTAAAAATGGAAAAATAACAATAGATACACTAGATGATTTTTATAATGGTGGCACACTTAGAAATATAACAGAGTTTGTTGACAGCACAACTAAATCAGTAAATAAAGCGTTACCGTATAGGGCTATTAATTTTAAATACGAAGACACTGAAAATATTTTAGCAAAACAACACAAAGAACAGTTCCAAAGTGACTGGGGTTCAGCAAGTTATGATGATGATGGTGCATTAGATAGTAACAATACAACTTATGAAATTATACCACCATTCCAGCATATGAAGTTTGAAAGGCTGTATGATGGTAGCGCTGCAAAGAATATACAAGTAGGGCATTTGCTTGATGACAAACGTGAACCATATTTAGGAAAGCCTGTTTTATTTTACCCAATACATTTAAGTAGCACAACAACACCTGCGGCTGAACCTTTTAATTTAGTAACAGAAATAACCGGATATGATGCAGGTTCAAGCCCTGCTGAATCTACACAAACAGCATACTGGATACCTAGTAACAGCCCAGCGTTTGATAATGCTGATGCTGGATACCCTGAAACAATTAATTTTGGATTAGAGCGTGACGAGTGGAACGCATCTTCAGATTGGACTGACACACTATTTGAAAAATATTATAAATCATATATTGTAAATGTATTTAGGTATAACGAAAGGATAACAAAAATAAAAGCGAGGTTGCCGTTAAAATTTTTAACGCAGTTTACATTAGCAGATGAGCTACAAATACACGACTTAACATATAGAATAAACAGCATAACAACAAACTTACAAACAGGTGAAGCTACATTAGAATTATTAAACGGTAGAGAAGCAACAGCAGCAACAGGTTCTGCATCAGCTAGTACAACAATATCATCTAGTAATAGTACAACAGCTAGTACAGCCTGTGGATATTCACTAAACACCACTGTTTATTATACAGGTACACTAGGTAATAGTAACAGATTATATACTGACGCAGGGCTAACAACAAAATATACTGGTTCTGGTAACTTTCACGCTTTTCCTGGAAATTATTATGCAACAATAGATACAAACGGTTATATATCAAATTACCAGCCTTGCCCTACACTAGCACCAACTATGGCAACTGCATCAAGTTCTAACGTAACATATAATTCATTTACAATGAACGGTAGTTTAAATGTAGCAAACGGTACAGTAAGTGCAAGAGGTTTTTATTGGGGTACAAATGCAGTATATACAAACAACACTAAACAAGCTGCATCAGGCACAAGCACAGGGAGTTATACTTATAATATAACAGGTGCAAGCGCTAACACAACTTATTACGTAACAGCTTATGGTATAAACCAACACGGAGAGGGTGTAGGTACAACTGTAAGTTTTAATACAGCAGCATCACCAAATGTACCAACAGTAGTAAATGTAGCAGAAACAGGCGTAGGTACTACATTTTTTACAGCTAACTTAAATATTACAGCTGATGGTGGCGCAACTATCAATGGTGCAGGTTTTTATATGGGTACAGATGCTTCTAGTGCAACTAACAATACGCATTATGATATATCACCAGCACCTAGCACAACAGGTAGTAAATCATATGACTTTGGTGGGCTTACAGCAAACACTACATATTATTACTGGGGTACAGCAACAAATACATATAGCGGCACAAAAGGTGTAGCATCAAGTTATGAAACAGTACAAACATCTGTGCAAACATATTCGTTTAACAATACATACTATAATGCTAATGATGCTTACTATGCTTGTATAAGTAGTAGTCCGCAAACATATTATTCAACTAGTAGTACATTCCAAGCTGGTATAGTTTTATATACAGATAGCGGATTAAATACATTAGCCCCTGACGGTTATTATTCTAGAAGCAATTATTCATATCAAGTATCTAGCGGTAACGGTACATTAGGTACGCAGACTGCGTGTACAACAACAACTGTATTTAGGGTGCGTATAAGTGCTGCATATCCAGGAACAAATTATTATGATATGACTACTGTAGAAGCTGCTGGTTTAAGCACTACAAATGTTATGTATTTTACAGCATACTGGGGTTCAGGAAGGGTTATGTATTCTAACGTTGGTGTAACTAATACATATACAGGTTCTGGTACTTGGAAAACTGATCAAGGTTCAACAGCTTTCGAATATAGCAGATACCCTGAAGGAAAAATATTTTTTGCACGTCGACAAAACTATATAGCAGGTCAATGGACAGATTTAACATCTACAATTACTACAAGTGGCTATGACGATTATGTTTGTCAAGTAAGTTCTGCTGGTGTATTACAAATACTTTACTGGAATTATGATACAGGCGCATTAGCTATTACAGGTTCTGCAAGTATGAGTGGTATAAAAATATCAAGTTCAGGTAGTGCAGATGCTGCAACTGCTTGTTCAACTACACCTAGTACAATAGTTTATTATGACGGTACAAGTTTAAGCAACGGAACAGTTATATATACTGATTCTGCATCAGCTGGTACTACATCAAGCAGCGATAAATTAAATGGTGGTGGTAATTGGTATAAGTTTGAAAATAATTATAGAGCACAAATAAGCAGCACAGGTGTTGTATCAAATTATGCAAGTTGTTAAAAAAACTAAATAAACGTATTATATATATAGATGCTAAATGAAATTATAACATTATTAAAATATTCTAAAGGTGGTACTGAGAATATTGATATAGCAAAAGGTAAAAATAAATTACCTAGTAGCTTTATGGAAGCATACAAACAATTTAAACAAGGGTTAAATGGCAGTTAAAAAAGTAATAGAGTTAGAAGTTGACGTTGATGCTTTACAAAAGTCAGTAACAGAAATACAAAATGACTTTAAAGAATTAAAAGATTCAGTACAAGGTTTTGACCAAACAAGTAAACAAACTAACAAAGATTTAAAAAAAGGTTTTAAAGGTGTTAGTAACCAAGTAGTAAGTTTACAGCAAGGTTTTACTGGTTTAGCGCTTGCATTAAAATCTATTGGTATTGGTTTAGTATTAGAAGCATTTAATACTTTTAAAGCTGTATTACAATCAAATCAAGAAGTATCAGATGCTTTTGCAATTGCTTTTGGTACTATTACAAATTTATTTAATGACTTTGTAAATTTCTTGCTTGATAATTTTGAAAAAGCAACAGGACCTGTAACAAAGTTTTTTGAATCTGATATATTTGAAGGTATTAATAAAATATTTTTTGCATTAGTTACAAGGGTTAAAAATTTAGTATTAGGTATAGGTGGATTAGGTAAAGCGTTAGGGAAAGTATTTAAAGGTGAGTTTGGTTTAGCAGCAGTTGAAGCCCAAAAGGCAATGGAAAATATAAATGATGCTGTTGTTGGTAATGCGGTTGAAACTGAAAAGTTAAGGGAAAAAACAAGGGAACTTGTTGGCACTATTAAAGAACAAGTAAAAAGCGCAAGTGATGCAGCAGCGGCAGAAGTAAACCTAGCAAATGCAGCACAACTAGCAGCAGCTGAACAAGAAAAATTAAGAATAGTTAATTTAACAGCAGCTGAAGATCAAAGGAAAATTAGAGATAATATTTCACTTACTATTGATAAAAGAATTGAAGCTAATGCAAAATTAGGTGAAATACTTGAAACTGGTATAAAACAAGAACAAGAGTTAGCTAAAACACAAAGAGAAGCAGCTGAAGCAGCCTTAGCTAATAACCCAAAATTAATAGAATTAAAAACTGAATTAATTAGGGCGCAAGCAGCAGAGCTTGAAATTACAGAAAGAATAGGTGGTATTCAAGCAGAACAGGAAACTAACCGTGTTGCTTTATTAAAAGAAAAATTAGATTTAAAAAACCAAGAACTTGATGCTGACTCAGCACTAAGGTTACAAGCAATACAAGCAGAGCTAGATATTGAAGATGGTATATTAGACCGTTTAGATTTAGAACAAAAAGTTGCAGATGAAGAAGTAGCTATTGCAAAAGCAAAATTTGCTGAAACAGCTTTATTGTTTGATGAAAACACTGTAGAATATAAAAATGCTTTAGCTGAACAAACAGCAGCAGTAAAAAATGCTAGCGATACAGAAACAAAAATAACAAAACTAAAAGAAGAAGCTAAAAGACAAATTGTTGCAGATGCGTTAGGTGGTTTAAGCCAATTACTAGGGCAAGAGTCAGCAGCAGGTAAAGCCGTAGCAATAGCACAATCTATAATAAACACGTATCAAGGTGCAACAAAAGCATTAGGGCAAGGTGGTATATTTGGTGCAGTAGCAGCAGCAGGTGTGATAGCTTCAGGTATGGCATCAGTTAAAAAAATAGTTGCAACAAAAATCCCAGGAGCTGAAGGCAGCGGTGGTGCAGCTGCAATATCTGGTGTTGGTGCGCAAATACAAAACCTTGAAGAAAACGTGCCTGACTTTAATGTAGTAGGTGCTTCGCCAATAAACCAAATAGCACAATCACTAAACAACCGTCAACCAGTAAAGGCATTTGTAGTAAGTGGTGATGTTACAACAGCACAACAACTAGATAGAAACATTATAAATGAAAGTGGAATATAAAAAAAATAACAATAAAAGTATTATATAATTATGAAGATAGTAGAATTAATATTAGACGAAGAACAAGAATATTCAGGTATTGAAGCTATATCTATTGTAGAAAGACCAGCAATAGAAGAAGATTTTATAACACTTAATAAAAAAACTGAATATAAGTTAGCAGAACTTGACAGTAAAAAGAAAATATTATTAGGTGCATTACTAATACCTAATAAACCTATATTAAGGCAAAGTGAAGACGGTGAATATTATATATACTTTAGTAAAGATACAGTGCGTAAAGCTAGTGAATTATATTTAATGGAAGGTAACCAAAACAATGCAACGTTAGAACATCAAATGAATTTAAAAGGTTTAAGCCTTGTAGAAAGTTGGATAGTAGAAGATACCGAAAAAGATAAAACAGCAGTTTATGGTTTAAGTTACCCAGTTGGAACTTGGGTTGGTTCTGTAAAAGTAACAAGCGATAAAGTTTGGGAAGAGTTTGTAGAAACAGGTAGGGTAAAAGGTTTTTCAATAGAAGGCTATTTTCAAGACAAGGCAGAATATAAACAAAGTAACTTGTCTGCAATAGAAGCAGAAGAAGCAGAGTTTATGTTATCTAGTTTAAAAGACCTAGTAAATGGTGTACAAGTAACGTTAGAAAGTTATAACGATTACCCTGACTCTGTTGCAAATAATGCAAAGCGTGGTATTGAAATGAACGAAAAGGTTAATAATAAGTGTGCAACTGACGTAGGTAAAATAAGAGCACAACAATTAGCCAAGAAAGAAAAGATTAGTACAAGCACTATAAAACGTATGTATAGTTATTTGTCAAGAGCAGAAGAATACTATGATCCAAGTGATTCAACAGCTTGCGGTACAATCTCTTATTTATTATGGGGTGGTAAGTCAGCTAAAAACTGGGCAGAAAGTAAAATAAAACAACTTAATTTATATTCACAGGTAATTAACGAAGAATATGCTATAATTGATGACCGCCTTGCATACAGCACACCTGAAAAAGCAGAAGAGATAGCAGAAAATATAGGTTGTGAAGGGCATCATACACACGATTACGAAGGGCAAACTTGGTATATGCCGTGTGAAGCACACGAGACAACACTAAAAAAACCTTGTTGGAAAGGTTACGAACAAATAGGTACAAAAACAAAAAACGGTAGGAAAGTACCAAACTGTGTACCAATAAAAAGATAACTATGAATTGTAACTGCGATTACTGTATTTGTAAATAATGCGTAAAAAAAATAACTACTTTAAAACACCTAGTAGGTCATCCCCAAAAAGTGCTAGGCGTGGCTGTTTGTGTGAAGATAATACATACAATAAAAAGTGCTGCGATGGTAGTTTACAAGCTCAAGGTATAGGGCGAGTATAAAAAAAATACATTTGAAAATATAAAAAAATTTGTAGTGGCTATTATATAGTTATGAATGCTACAGAAATTTTATCTAAGGTCAAAACCTTGTTAGGTGTTGATCCAAGTAATCTTGAAGTTAAAGCCGAAGCAGTGTCTTTGGAAGAATTGACTCTTGAAAATGGTACTGTAATTACAGCTGAAAGTTTTGAAGCAGGTAATGAAGTATTTATTAAAACAGAGGACGAGAAAGTACCAATGCCAGTTGGCGAGTACGAGCTCGGAGATAATAGAACATTAATCGTAAAAACAGAAGGTATGATTGAAGAAATCAAAAATTCAGAAGAAGTCGTTGAGGAAACTCAAGAGGAAACGCAAGTAGAGCAAAACCTAGAAGAAGAAAAATCAGAAATGGGTTATGCTACTAAAGAAGAGATGACAGCTTTAGCGGAAGCCGTTGAAGAAGTCAAGAACCAACTTAGAGAAGTCATTGAAAAAATGATGGACAAAAAAGAGGAAAAAGAAGAAATGGCTAAGCAAGAAGAATTGTCTAAACCAGCTGCAGAGGGTATTAAGCACTCACCAGAAGCTGAAGAAACAAAACTAGGCGCTAAGTATGCTGTTAATTCTAATAAGAATACTACATATAATAGAGTATTACAAGCAATAACTAATAATTAATAATAAAAATGGCAACAACTATATCAAATGACGTTACTAGAATTTTTTCTAAACAAGAAACGTTAACAGCTGCAACAACTTTAACTGCTGCTGATTCAGGTAAAACATATTTAATAAATGGTACAGGTTACACTGTAACACTACCTGCTCCTCACGCAGGATTCCACGCTAAATTTATCGTGGCTGCTGCCTTCACTACTGACTGTGTTATACAAACACCTGCTGACAATAGAGATATTCTAAATGGTGGTGTGATTGTTAACGGTGCAATAGTAGAAGCTGACGCAGTAGATCAAGTAACATTTGAAGACGGTGCAGAAAGCATTGGTGATCACGTTGAAATATCAAGTGATGGTACTAACTTTTATTTATCAGGTAATGGTAACGCAGCTTCATCTATAACAGTAGGGGAACTATAATAATAATAATAATATAATATAAAATGGCAACAACTAATAATTTAACAACATCTTACGCAGGAGAGTTCGCTGGTAAATATATCTCAGCAGCGCTTTTAAGTGGGAAAACACTTGCTGAAGGAAATATTACAGTAGTTCCTAACGTAAAGTTTAAGCAAGTTATGAAAAAAGTAGCAACTAACGGAATTGTAAAAGATTCTACTTGTGACTTTGACCCAACATCAACTTTAACATTAACAGAAAGAATTTTACAACCAGAAGAGTTTCAAGTAAATTTACAATTATGTAAGCAAGATTTCCAATCAGATTGGGAAGCTGTACAAATGGGATTCTCTGCATTTGATAATCTTCCTCCAAAGTTCAGTGACTTTTTAATTGCTCACGTAGCAGATAAAGTAGCACAAAAAATGGAACAAAATATTTGGAATGGTACGAATGCAAACGCTGGCGAATTTGATGGTTTTAAAACTACACTACTAGCTGACGCTGATGTAGTTGACGTAGCTGGACAAGCATCAACATCTGCAAACGTAGCAGCAGAAATTGGTAAAGTAATGGACGCAATACCATCAGCAGTATATGGTAACGAGGACTTAGTAATTTACGTACCTAGCAATATTTACAGAAACTACATAAGAAGTTTAGGTGGTTTTGGTGCTAACGGATTAGGTGCAGCAGGTACTAACAACGAGGGTAACCAATGGTACAATATGGGTAACGCAGTTTCTTTTGATGGGGTACAATTAGTATTAGCATCAGGTTTAGCTAGCGATACTATGGTAGCAGCTCAAAAATCAAATCTATTTTTCGGGACAGGTCTAATGTCAGATCAAAACCAAGTAAAAGTAATTGATATGGCAGACATCGACGGAAGCCAAAACGTAAGAGTTGTAATGAGATTTACAGCAGGAATACAGCACGGTATCGGTTCTGACATCGTACTCTATTCATAATAAATAATTGTATAACAATAAAGGGTAGGTGGCAGTTTACTACCTACCTTTTTTTTTAAAATAAAATAACATTATGGCTTGTGCATTAACAACAGGAAGAAAGTTACCGTGTAAACAATCAGTAGGTGGAATAAGAACTGCATACTTTGCAGCATTTGGTACACTTGGTACAGCAACTATTTCAAATGGAAATATTTCAGCTTTAGCAGGTACGCCAGCATTTTACAAATATGATTTAAAAGGCGCTAACAGTTCATTAACAACAAATATTATTAGTTCTAGAGATACAGGTACTACTGTATATGAAACAACACTAGAATTAACTTTTACGCACTTAGACGTAGCAACGCAAGAAGAATTAAAATTACTTGCAGCTGCTAGACCTCACGTTGTGATAGAAGACAACAACGAAACAGCTAACTATTTTATGGTTGGTTATCATCAGGGAGCCGAAGTTACTGCTGGTACGATAGTGACAGGTGCAGCTTACACTGATTTAAGCGGATTTACGTTGACGCTAACAGCAACGGAAGTAATACCACCTCTATATATTACAGGTAGTGTAGTTACTACGTTAGCTAACGCATCACAAATAGATCCAACAGCATAACAGTTTGTTTTGTGTGTTTTAAAAGGGGGTTTTTATAGCCCTCTTTTTTATTTTATAAAAAACCTTATTTTTAGTATTATATATATATGAAGATATTGACAACCAGTGCAGGTAACCAAACACTTACGTTTATACCAAGAGAATACCCAAGTAGCGTAAAAATGACGCTTAGGGATACAAGCACTAATGCCAGTAATTCAATAAACAGCTTAACACTAACAAAAAGTAACGATAAGGCATCTATAACTACTGCTTTTACAGTATCAAGCGCTCCATTAGTAGAGGGTAGGTTTTATGATTTAACTATTATAAAAGGTCTAGGAGCAAATTGGGATACATTTACTACACAGTGGGAAGCAGCAACAGATAATTGGGAATCAGTTACATCTACAGAAACAACTATATATTTAGATAAAATATTTTGTACGGACCAAACAATTGACCAATCTGAAAACAGTTATTACGATATTAATAACGGAGAATATACACAAACAACAAGTTATCCTAGCGATGATTATATAATAATAAGCTAATGAGTAATATAAAAATAGTTAATTTAAGTACGTACACCTCACCTAAAATTACAGAAACAAAAAACAAAGATTTTGTATCGTACGGTGAAGATAACGATTATTACCAATATTTAATAGACCAGTATCAAGGTAGCCCAACTAATAACGCAATTATTAATGGTATTACTGAAATGATTTATGGTAAAGGGTTAAATGCTACTAATAGTGATAAAAAACCTATGGAGTATGCAGAAATGGTTACTTTATTTAAAAAAGATGACATTAAAAAAATATGCGCTGACTTTTATTTATTAGGTCAAGCTACAATGCAAGTATATTATAATGTAGATCGTAGTAAAATTGTAAAAGTAGAACATTTTCCAGTACAAACACTAAGGGCAGAAAAAGCTGACAAAAAAGGTGATATAAAAGGTTTTTATTATTTTCACGACTGGGCTAAATACACAAACAGGGATAAATTAACAAGGATTCCAGCATTTGGCAAAAGTACAAACAGTGCTATTGAAATATTATGTATAAAACCATATAGAGCAGGTTATTTTTATTATACACCTGTAACATATCAAGGTGCGTTACCTTATTGTGAGTTAGAAGCAGAAGTTGCTAACTACCATATTAATAATATACAAAATGGTATGAGTCCTTCAATGTTATTGAATTTTAACAACGGTACACCTGATGAAGAAGCTAGAGAATTAATTGAAAGGCGTATATATGAAAAGTTTAGCGGAAGTAGTAATGCAGGTAAATTTATATTAGCATTTAATGATAACGCAGAGAGTGCAGCAACTATTGACCCTGTACAATTATCAGACGCACACAACCAATACCAATTTTTAAGTGATGAAGCTACAAATAAAATACTTGTAGGACATAGATTATCATCGCCACTATTATTAGGTATTAGAACGCAAAATAATGGCTTAGGAAGTAACGCAGATGAGCTTAAACAAGCTAGTATATTATTTGACAATATGGTAATAAGGGTACAACAAGAATATATATTAGATGCACTTGATAAAATATTAGCATATAACGATATTTCACTAAACCTATACTTTACAACGTTACAACCGTTAGAGTTTACTGACTTAGACGGTAATATTGTAGATGATGAAACAAGGGAAGAGGAAACTGGTGTTGACTTAGAAGATAAAGCAGAATTATCAACTGTTAAAACAGCACTACAAGAATTTATTGAGTTAGGTGAAGATGAGGATTTAGAAAACTGGGAATTACAAGAATCTGCACCAGTAGATTATGATAAAGATGAAGAACTTAATGAAAAACTAATGTTATCTGACGTAAGTCAAGGTACAGCTAGGTCAAATGCAAAAAGTGAGCAAGACGGTACTAACAACAAAGGTTATAAATTTAAAGTAAGGTATGCGTATGCACCTGCAAAATATGATGACGAAAGCAGGGAGTTTTGTAAAGATATGGTTGATGCAGGTAAAATATACCGTAAAGAAGATATATTACAAATGAGTTCAAAAGCGGTAAATCCTGGATGGGGTGAAGGCGGTGCAAACACTTATGATATTTGGTTATATAAAGGCGGTGGTTCTTGTAGGCATTTTTGGGAACGTAGAGTTTATATGGCTAAAACAGTTACACCTGATGCTAAAAACCCTAGATCAGAAATTAGTGTTAATGAAGCAAAGCGTGAAGGGTTCACACCAGAGGTTAATGAAAAAAAAGTAGCGCAAAGAACAAGAGATCAAAAAAATAGAGGGTTTAAGAAGAAAAAAGATTTTACAACACCGAAAGGTAAAGCATTTTAATAATGGCACAAGTATTATTTATAAAAGTAAGTACATTAAAAAAGAATACAATTATTGATGGGAATGTTGATGTTGATAAATTGTTACCGTATATGAAAATAGCACAAGAAATACATATACAAAACTTTTTAGGAACAAAACTATACCAAGCATTAGAAACAAAAATAACTAACGATAATTTAACAGGGCATTATTTAACACTTGTTAATAGTTATGTACAACCTGCATTAATACATTTTGCAATGATGGATTATCTACCATTTGCTGCATACCAAGTTAAGAACGCAGGAGTTTTTAAACATATAAGCGAAAATGCAGAAAGTGTTACAAAAAACGAAGTAGATTATTTAGTAAATAAAGAGCGTGAGTTTGCAGAATATTATATAAGAAGAATGATTGACTATTTAAGTTTTAATAGTACACATTTTCCAGAGTATAATACAAATGTAAACGAAGATGTTTATCCAGATAAAGATAATTTATTTAACGGTTGGGTTTTATGAAAAGGTACAAAGTAAAAAAGATAAATATTATAAAATTAAAAGAGTATATAAAAAAAAAATTAAAAAATGGCAAGTCTAACAGGTAATTCTATAAGCAGTACATATACGTCGCTTTTAAAGGTTGGTGATAATGGCACTTTGGCTGCTTCCTTACAATCAATAACAGATGGTGCAGGTAATTCGTCAGGTATTAGTTTAAATACAGCAGGCGCACTTACAGCAACAGGCACAATCACAGCAAATGCTTTTGCAGGTCCTCTTACAGGAAACGTAACTGGAAATTTATCAGGTACAGCAAGTTTAGCATCTAATTTAACAGGTACGCCAAATATATCTGTAGGTACAATATCAGCAAGTGGTGCAATCACTGGTAATTTAGTTGGTAATGTTACTGGAAATGTAACAGGTAATGTAAGTGGGAGTTCAGGCAGTACAACTGGTAATGCAGCAACGGCAACAGCTTTACAGACAGCACGTACTATTGCAGGAGTATCTTTTGACGGCACAGCAAATATTTCACTAGACACCTCTAACATAACAGAAAATGCTAGTTTTTTATATTATACAGCAGAAAGAGTAGATGACCAAGCTAATACATTAATTCAAGCTGGCACAGGTATTACAAAAACATATGACGATACTGCTGGGACATTAACGATAGCAAACAATGCCCCGGATCAAACAGTGGCACTAACTGGGGGTACAGGTATCACAACTAGCGGTACGTACCCTAACTTTACAATAACAAATAGTGCGCCTGACCAAACAGTTGCTTTATCAGCTGGGTCAGGTATAACAGTAAGTGGTACGTATCCAAATTTTACTATTGGTAACAGTGGTTCAGGTATTGCTTTAACAGATTTATCAGCTACAGATGCAGGCGGTCTAGGTAGTTTTAGTTATAATAATTCAAGTGGTGTCTTTACTTACACAGGAGCTTCGGACAGTGACGTTAGAGGTTTAATTAGCGTAACAGATTCAGGTGGTGATGGTTCTCTAGCATATAATAATTCTACTGGGGTTATTACATATACAGGTCCAAGTCAGTCAGAAGTACAAGCCCATATAACTAAATCATATGTAGATGGATTAGGGATCGCTGCATCTACTGCTGCTACACTTGCAACACCAAGAACAATCAACGGAACAGCTTTTGACGGTAGCGCAAATATAAGTTTTGACACAGATTCTGTAAGTGAGGGGAGTAATAATTTATATTATACTGCTGAGCGTGTTGACGATCAAGCAAATACACTTATACAAGCAGGAACAGGGATTACAAAAACGTATGATGACGCAAACGGCACACTTACGATAGCTAATAATGCACCAGACCAAACTGTTGCTTTAACAGGCGGTACTGGCATAACAACATCAGGAACATACCCTAATTTTACAATTACTAACAGCGCACCAGATCAAACGGTAGCTTTAAACGCAGGTAGTAATGTAACAGTTAGCGGAACATACCCTACATTTACAATAGCAGCTACTGACACACAAACTGATTCATTTAAAACAATATCAGTAAGCGGTCAATCTGATGTTGTAGCAGATAGTGCAACAGATACTTTGACTTTAGCAGCTGGTAGTAATATGACAATTACAACAGCAGCAGGTTCTGATACAATAACTTTTGCAGCTACAGATACAAACACAACGTATAGTGCAGGAACTGGTTTAGCATTAGGCGGAACAACTTTTAGCTTAAATGCAGGTTTAAACAACTTAACTGACGTAACAATAACAAATCCAGCAGCAGGACACGTATTAATATATGACAATACAAATTCAATATTTGAAAATGCAGTATTAACTGCTGGTAGTAACGTTACTATAACAAATGCAGATGGCGCAATAACTATTGCATCTACTGACACTAATACAACTTATACAGCTGGTACAGGTTTAAGTTTATCTTCAACTACATTTAGTTTAGATTCAGGGTTAAATAATTTAACAGATGTTAATTTAACATCACCTGCGGCAGGACATTTAATGATTTATGATAACACAAATAGTTATTTTGAAAATGCAACACTTACAGCAGGTACAGGTATTGGTATTACAAACGCTGATGGTAGTATTACCATAGCAAATACTGCAACTGGTGATAATGCTTTTGGTAATATTGCTGTATCAGGTCAAACTACAATAGCTGCTGATAGCACAAATGATACGCTTACTATTGCCGCTGGTAGTAATGTAAGTTTAACAACAAACGCTGGAACTGATACTTTAACAATATCTGCAACAGCAGGTGCTAATACAATAGCAATTGATACATACACTGGTAACGGTAGTACAGCAGCATATACATTAAGCAATAGTGCAAGTAGCGAAAACGAATTATTAGTATATTTTGATGGTGTTTATCAACTACACAGCTCATATACTGTATCAGGTACAACTTTAACGTTTGATACTAACGTACCTAATGGTACAAGTATTGAGGTTATGCACCTTGTAGCAGTTAATTTAAGTAATGTAGTAGAAAGTATTACAGGTGGTGACGGTATAACTGCATCTGCAGGAACTGGTGATGTAACTTTAAGTTTATCATCAAGTACGCCAAACGCATTTACAATAGGCGGTAATGGTAGCACAGGCGGTGTAACAATAAATGACGGAAGCGTACAAATAAGATCTAATACTGGTAATGTAGCAGAAATGAGGTTTTATTGTGAAGTTAGTAACGCACACTATCAAACATTAAAAGCAGCACCGCATAGTGCAGCAAGTAGTGCAGTATTAGTATTACCAACTGCATCAGGTAATTTAATAGGGACAGGAGATACAGGTTCAGTATCAGCTACAATGTTGGCTACCGATTCAGTACAAACTGCAAAAATTGTTGATTTAAATGTAACTACTGCAAAAATAGCAAATGATAATATTACACACGATAAATTAGAAAATAGATATACTGCATTATCTGCATTAGGTAGTAATACATCTTTTGCATTAGATTTTAGTGCAGCCACAACATTTACAGCAACAGCTAGTGGTAATGCAACATTTACATTTAGTAATGCAAAACAAGGTCAAGTTATAGATTTAATCTTAACAGGTAACCATACAATAACATTTAGTCAAACTAACGCAACATTTAATAAAGTAGGTTCTACTGATTATGACGGTAGCACGAATAATTTAGTACAAATAGTATGTACTAATGATTCTGCAAACCCAATTTATATGTATTCAGTACAACCATACGCAAGTGATCCAACACCATAATAATATGAGAGCAAATAATATAAACGGAGAAATAAAAATATTTAATAAATTACCATCAACTTGGAATGGTATAAAACACTATATGGGTGGATTTGCAAGTTCGCCAGTAGAAGTGTTAGAAGAAGAAGGTTTTTACGAAGTAGCAGACCCTAACTATGATCCTGTTACAGAAAAACTAGGTGACTTATATTTAGAAGGAAATAAATATTATTATAAAGTTGAAGCAAAAACTTGGACTCAAACTTTAAGCGAATTAAAAGAAAGTAAAATTAAACATCTAAAAGATGACGCTAATTTAAAACTAAAAGAAACAGATTGGTACTATATAAGAAAATTAGACAGAGGTATTGATGTACCACAAGAAATAGAAGATGAAAGAGCAATAATAATAAACAATATAAATGATCACGAAATTGCTATAAATAATTTAACAAAAAAACAAGACGTAGTAAAATATGAGTTTAAATAAAAGGTTATTTGCAGGGGGGTTACCACCAGTAGAAAACGCATTCAATGTAGTTACTTGGACAGGTACAGGATCTTCACAATCAATTACAGGTCTTGGCTTTAAACCTGACTTAATTTGGTTGAAAAATAGAAACAATCCAACGGCACATCAACACAACCTTATAGATTCAACTAGAACAAATGGTTACACTTTACATACAAATTCAACTGATGTTGCTGAAAGTGCAGGTACTAATATGATTACTGCTATAGGAACAGATGGATTTACATTAGGTACAGACAATGCAGTAAATCAAAATGGATATGACTATGTAGCTTGGTGTTGGAGAGCAAATGAGGGAACAACAAGTACAAATACTGATGGAAGTATTAATTCAACAGTACAAGCAAACACAGACGCAGGATTTTCAATAATTAATTATACTGGAGATAATGGGGGTATTGGTGGCTCTGGTACTGTAGGACACGGATTAAATGGTACGCCAACTTTTATTATTGGCAAATCAATTAACTGGGCAAATAATTGGATAGTTTATTTAAATGACGGATCTGATCATTATCACGGATATTTAGACAATGATGGTGCTTTAAATGTAAATTCAAGTAATACACAAGTAGGTACACCAAATGCTACAACAATAGGTTTAAGTCACATTGGGACAAATAATAATGGATATAGTTTTATGTATTATGCGTGGCAACAATTAGACGGATATAGTAAATTTGGATCTTATACAGGGACAGGAAGTTCAGGTAATGCACAAAATATTGGTTTTGAACCTGGATACGTAATGATTAAATCACTTGCACAATATAATTGGGAGATTTATGATACTAAAAGACCGTCAGGATCAATAACAGGTAGATATATGCTTTTAGCAAATGCAACAGATACAGAATATACAACAAGTGCCGTTCATATAGACATAACATCAACAGGATTTAGTTTTCCTAATGCATATGATGGAACTAATAAATCTAGTCAAAAATATATATATATGGCTTTCAGAACAGCTAATTAATTAAATAAAAAAAAATGGCAACAACTAAAGTAACAACAAACGTAATAGCAGATGACGCAGTAACAACCGCTAAAATATTAGACGACAATGTTACATACGCTAAAATGCAAGACACAAGCACTAATAATAGAGTATTAGGTGCAGCTTCAGCAGGTACAATAGCAGAAGTACAAGTGGCAACAGATATGATCGCTGATAATGCAGTAAATTATGAAAAAGTAGATGATGAATTTACAACAGTAGACGCTTTAAGTGCAGGTGCAACTGTTGCAGTAGATTTTGACGCAGCACAAGTATTTACGCTAACACCTGACCAAAATACAACTTTAAATATTACTAATCCTAAAATTGGTATAACAAAAACTTTAATAGTAACTGGCTCAGGCGGAAGTCGTACAATAGCTTTTACAGTAGGTGGTGCATCAGGTACATTTAATAAAATAGCAGGGGATTATGATGACACAAGTTCTAAGAAAAATTTAATACAAATAACCTGCGTAGCAGCTACAGAGTTTTGGTACGCAATAAATCAAATAGCAAGTTAATATGTTTGGACAATCGTTAAATATGGGGTCACTTGCCGCAAGTGGAACAGAATTAAACTATCTGGTACTTGCAGGTGGGGGTGCAGGTGGAGGTTCTTACGGTGGTGGAGGAGGTGCAGGTGGTTACCGTACATCTACTGGTACATCTGGTGGAGGTGCTTCAGCTGAAGATCCCCTTATTATAGAAGATGGAAATTATATAATTACAGTTGGCTCAGGTGGAAGTCCTGTTCAAGGTACACAAAAAGGTAATAACGGTACTGATTCATCAATAGCAGGTCCAGGAATAACTACGGTTACATCAGTAGGTGGCGGTGGAGGTGGAACAGCAGGAAGTGCAACAGGTGGTTATAATACAACTTTTGTTGTAGGGCAAGACGGTGGATCAGGTGGTGGAGGTGGAACTCTAGCACAAGTTAGCCCATATACAGTAGCAGGTGGGGCAGGAACATCAAATCAAGGTTATGGTGGTGGTACAGGAGGTCTAGGTTCATTCAATGGTACAACAGGTGCTGGAGGTGGAGGAGGAGCAAGTGCTGCAGGTGGTAACGGTAAAACAACAGGTTATAGGCTTGGGGGTGACGGTGGTAATGGTGTAGCAAATTCAATAACAGGTTCATCTGTGACTCGTGCAGGTGGAGGTGGTGCAGGAAGTGAAGGGTCGCCTGGAGGATCAGGTGGGTCAGGTGGTGGTGCAGACGGTGGTATTGCTAGTTCAACACAAGGTAGTGACGGAAGTACAAACCTCGGAGGAGGAGGAGGTGGTAATGGTAACAATTTATCACTTGAAAGTGGAGCTGGTGGATCAGGTGTTGTTATTTTAAAAATAAAATCTTCTGATTATAGCGGTACAGTTGCAGGATCTCCAAATGTAAGTACAGAAGGCGATTATAAAATATTAACATTTACTGGTTCAGGTGTATATAGACACGGTGCAGGTAGTATATCTTCAACCTCAAATGTAGAATGGCTAGTTCAAGCAGCAGGTGGTGCAGGGGGTGGTGGTTCATTCACTAACGCTAATGGTGGCGGTGGAGGGGGTGCTGGAGGATTGCGTACATCTTACGGATCTAATTCAGGTGGTGGTGCATCAGCTGAAAGTAATATTACACTTATACCTGGAACTTATGTAGCTACTATTGGTGGTGGTGGAAGAGGATTATCAGGTGCTCCAGATTGGGGAACAAAAGGAAATATATCAAAATTATTTGGACCTGGAGTAAATATATCATCAAAAGGTGGTGGTGGAGGTCAAATAGAAGGCTCAGGACAACAAGCTCAAGACGGTGGTTGTGGTGGCGGTGGTGTTGCTACTGCAAATAATCCAGGATCAGGAACTGCTAATCAAGGGTACGGAGGTGCTAATGGCGGTACTACTGGATCAGGTGGCGGTGGTGGTACTGGCGCAGCAGGTAGTGCAGGTGTAACAACCAGTGGTGGTGCAGGTGGTACTGGTGTTTCAGTTTCCATAACAGGTGCAGGCACTTATTATGGTGGCGGTGGCGGTGGCGGTCGTTATCAATATGACGGAGGTTCAAATGGTGCAGGAGGTAATGGCGGTGGCGGGTCTGGTCAAGGTATAGCTAACGGAACAGCAGGTACAGCGAACACAGGCGGAGGTGGCGGTGGTGCTGGTAATGCAGGTTCTGCTAGAGATGGTGGTAATGGTGGATCAGGCGTAGTAATATTAAGATTACCAACGGCAGATTATAGTGGTGTAACTACTGGATCACCAACAGTAACAACATCAGGAAGTGATACAATAATAAAATTTTCAGCAACAGGTACTTATGTACACGCTTAAAAAAACAAATTAAATTAAATAAAAATGGCACATTTTGCAGAAGTTGGCGACAACAATATAGTAAGGAGGGTACTAGTAGTACATAACAACGAATTAATGATTGGTGATGAAGAAAATGAGAACAAGGGTATTGATTTTTTAGAAATGTTATATCATCATAGAAACTGGGTACAATGTTCGTATAATTCTAATATAAGGTATAATTATCCAGGAATAGGTTACCACTGGGATCCTGAAAATAATGCTTTTTATGCACCGCAACCATACCCAAGTTGGTCATTAAATGAACAGTTTCGTTGGGAAGCGCCTATACCATACCCTGAAGATGATAATAAATATGAGTGGGACGAAGCAAACCAACAATGGAAAATAATAGAAATAACAATTTAATGTAATGAATGGATTTGAACCAACAATATTAGGAATTAGTGTTTATATAA